GTCCGTTCGGAAAAAGGTTTCCAAGTTGCAACTAAAAATGCAACTACGGGAGCAGTAACAACTAGAATGAGTTCAGGTATGCCTGACTTAACTGGTTTATCAATCGCAGATGTAGCAACAGCTACTAATATTACATTAGCGGATAACACTATCTCTGTAATAAATTACACAGGTGCAGCAGCTGCAACTTGTACTTTACCAGCAGCAACGCAAGGTTCAGTGGTAGTTTATTGTCAGTCAAAAGATACTACAGGTGGAACAGCTACATTAGTTTTTGATGCAGCGGGTACTGATGTTTGGGCAACTGGTTCAGTGATTGAATCAAGAGCTACAGCAGAAGTTACTTTTGACACTTCAACAGCAGGTGAAACTAAATTAACTTTCACACCAGCTAACGCAGCAACTAATTTGTTGACTACTGGTGGAAAAATTGCTTTCATTTGTTATGAAAAAGGCACATGGCATATTGCAACACAACTAGCAGCTGAGACTACTCAGACTACTGGTGCATTTGTATTTGCAGCATAATAAATAATTAGTGTGGGGCTTTGGCCCCACATATTAATTTTTAAGGAGAATAATATGGAATCAGACCAACAGTTTTCGTGCAGAACTTCAGACGGAAGATTTGGCAGAGCAACAGATGCATCTAGTAATTTTGTAGGCCCTGCTAGAATAACTTATATTCAAGCTGAAGGAGTTGCTAATAGTAATGTTAAAATTTATGATGGAACGGATGCAACTGGAACTTTAGTATATGAAGCAAATTGTGGAACAGAAGGTTTAGATGTTTACGTACCGGGCAGTGGTATCAGATGTAGAACTGGGGTTTATTTAGACTTAACTAATACTACTTCTGTTACAATCGGTTATACTGGCTAGGAGGTTAAATGGCTAATACTACCTCGGGCACTACAACGTTCGATAAAACTTTTGCTATTGATGAAATAATAGAGGATGCTTTTGAACGTATAGGATTAAATTCTGTAGCAGGCTATCAATTAAAATCTGCAAGAAGATCTCTTAATATTTTATTTCAAGAATGGGGTAATAGAGGTATTCACTATTGGGAAATAGGAGAATTAGATCTAGACTTGGTAGAAGGACAAGCGGAATATAAATTTTTTAGAGCTAGTTCAGATGGTACAAGTGCTACATCAAATCCAAATGGCGTATATGGAATATCCGATGTTCTTGAAGCACAATTAAGAAACAATAGAACTCAAACAACTCAATCAGATAGTCCTATGACTAAAGTAGATAGATCTACTTATGCAGGTTTTTCAAATAAATTATCTAAAGGTACACCTAATCAATATTGGGTTCAAAGATTTATAGATCACGTAAGTATTAGTATTTATCCTACACCCGACTCTTCAAATTCATCTAAAGACATACATTTTTATTATATAAAAAGAATTCAAGATGTTGGAGATTATACAAATGCATCAGACGTACCATTTAGATTTGTACCTTGTATGATTGCAGGTTTAGCATTTTATCTTTCACAAAAATTTCAACCACAATTAGTTCAACAAATGAAATTATATTACGAAGATGAATTGGCAAGAGCTCTTGCAGAAGATGGTTCAGCTTCTAGTACATATATTACACCAAAAGCTTACTACCCAGGAACATAATGGCAAAATATGCAACAGGTAAATATGCAAAAGCAATATCTGACAGATCAGGTATGGAGTTTCCATATAGAGAAATGGTTAGAGAATGGAATGGTGCATTTGTACATGTTTCAGAGTTTGAACCAAAGCAGCCACAATTAGAACCTAAACCTATGAATGGTGATTCAATATCTTTAAGAAATGTAAGACCAGGAAGATTAGAGCCAGCCGTTTTAATATCTTTAAGAGATAATCCATTTGAAACTTTTAAAGCAGGTTCTAGTATTATAAACGTATTTGCACCTGGTCACGGTTTAACAAATGGAACTACACATAGATTTAGAGGTTCTGTTACTACATCTCCTGGAACAGGCACACCTTATAATCCAAATACTGGAATATCTGGTAATCCTATAGCAGGATTTTCTGATATATTAAATTTTGACGGTATCTTAGGGTCTAATATACAAAGATCAATAGGATATACTATAACAACTGGTTTGTATAAAACTGTTGGTGGTATTGATCAAAGAATTACAACAGATTATTCTTTAACCAATTTTTTTCATTTTACTGTAGTTACAAATACTGCTACAGTAGGTCAAACAAGAGGTGGAGGAAATAACTGTTCTATTGGACCAGTTAGTTTAGAGTCATGATAAAAAAAATTATTAATAAAATTAAAAGTTGGTTTACACCTAAAGTAGAGGAACCAATTATTTTAACTGAAAAAAAACCAGAACATTGTTCAGGACATTTAAGATTTAGAAAATCTTGTCCTCGTTGTCAGGAGATAATAGCATAATGGCTGGATTAAGTGCATCAGGATTAAAAACTCAAATTAAAAGTTATACAGAAACAGACTCTAATGTTTTAACAGATGCTGTTTTAGAAAATATTATTTTAAACGCGCAGTATAGAATATTTAGAGATATACCTATTGATGCTGACAGGAAACAACAGTTAGGTAATTTTGTTGCTGGACAAGAATCTATAAATGCTCCAGCAGGTTGTTTATTTATTAGAGGTATACAAGTTTATGATACTGCAGGATCTGAAATTACAGGAGCAAACAGATGGCTAGAGAAAAAAGATATGTCTTATCTTCAAGAATATCAAGACGTAACAGGAACATCAGCAGCTCAAGGTCAACCTAAATACTATGCTTCATTTGGTGGTGCAACTGGAGAATCCGATACCACATCAGGTAGAATATTTGTATCTCCCACACCAAATACTACATATAGATTTAGAGTGCATTTTAATAAAATGCCTGATCTTTTAGAAAATAATGATACTAATTATATTAGTCTTAATTTTCCAAATGGTTTATTATATTGTTGTTTATCAGAAGCATATGGTTTTTTAAAAGGGCCTATAGATATGTTGACACTATATGAAAATAAGTATAAACAAGAGGTACAGAAGTTTGCTAATGAGCAAGTTGGTCGAAGACGAAGAGATGACTACACAGATGGCGCTATTCGTATCCCAATAACTTCAGCAAACCCGTAGGAGAATAAATTATGGCTATATCATCAGCAATATGTTCAAGCTTCAAACAAGAGCTTTTACAAGGTAAACACAGTTTTGAATCTTCAGGTGGACACACTTTTAAGATAGCATTGTTTGATAGTAGTGCTACTTTAGGTGCTTCTACAACAGACTATTCAACATCAGAAGAAATTACAAACACATCAGGTTCTGCATATACTGCAGGTGGTGCAACTCTAACTAACACTGGAGTTGGATTAACAAGCACAACTGCATTTACAGATTTTAGTGATGTAACTTTTTCATCTGCATCTTTTACTGCAAATGGAGCACTGATATACAATACAACAACAAATGGTGGTTCAAATACAACTGATGCCGTGTGTTCTATAGCTTTCGGTGGAGATAAGACAGCTAGTAATGGAACTTTTAAAATAGAATTTCCAGCAAATAATTCTTCAGCAGCAATAATCAGATTAGCGTAGGAGGTCGACCATGTCGACGACTTCAGGATGGGGCAGGTTTACCTGGGGCCAAGCTTATTGGAATGAAGACACAACTTTTAAAACAGGTTGGGGTGCTCAACAATGGAGCGGCGATGGTGGCTGGGGAGATCTTTCTGACCAAACTGTTTCTGTTTCTTTAACAGGAATACAAATTACATCTAGTATCGGTTCAGTTGATATACCTGATCAAATAATTACACCTACAAGTTTTGAAATTTCTACTTCTCAAGGTGAAGCTTTTGTTCCTGTTGTCATAGACGACACATTATCTATTACATCTTCTCTTGGTTCAGTGTCCGTGGTTGACATGCAAGTTGGCCTAACGGGTCAATCAATAACCTCTTCTGTTGGATCTCTCACAGTCAATGACATGACTATTGGTCTAACAGGATTAGATTTTACTTTAAGTCAAGGAACTGCAAAAGCACCAAACGAAACTGCTATTCTTTCTGGTGTATCAGCAACATTTAGTCAAGGAACTGCAGCAGGTATTTCTTCACAAGAAGCAGAATTAACTGGAGTATCATTTAGCGCTAGCGTTGGTTCTGTGATTATACCAAATGATGTTGTTCAAATATCTGGTGTAGAGGCAACATTTAGTCAAGGAACTATTATAGGATTAGGTAGTGCCGTTGGCCAAGCTAGTTCTTTAAGTATGACTTCTAGTGTTGGTTCTCTAACAGTAGAAGAAAGTATAGGATTAACTGGACAATCATTTAATGCTAATGTTGGATCTGTTTCTATAAATGATTTAACAATTGGATTAACTGGTTTATCAGCATCCTTTAGTATTGGAGCCGTAGATATCTTTGCTTATGGCGATGTTGACACTGGTTCAAATACGTCGTATAACAACGTTTCAACTGGATCGAATGATACATATTCGGATGTTGCAACTGGATCAAATACAAGTTATAGTGACGCTGCATAATAGGAGATAATTTATGGCATCAACATACACACCTTTAGGT